CTTCGGTGACTTGATCGATCGCGATGATGTGCCCCGCGAACACCAGATGCCGCGTCACGCTGACGGTGCGAATCCCGATCTTGATCTCGTGCCCGTAACTCGGCACGAAGCCGGACACGCGCAGCCGCGCCTTATTCGGTACGCCGCCCTCGTACTCCGTGATCGACAGCCCATCAACCCGGCAGCTCGAAGTTCGCGTGGTCCCGTTGATCGTGATGACGACAAGCGGAGAGTACCCGCCCAGCCGAAACGCCGCGAGCCGCGCCCCGTTCAGGATGGCTTGCTGCGGCGCCCGTTGACCTGCGACTAGAAACCCCATCAGGCCCGCCCCACGGCAATGCCGCCGCTCCGCAATTTCTTGTCGATGGCGTCTGACACCATCCGGGCGAAGCGCGCCTGCCCGGTCGGCGTATCAAAGAAACTTCCCCGCGCATCGACGGACACGGACACCCCGCCCAACGCACTATTCGGCGTCACGCTCGCGCCGCGCGGCAAGTTCACGAGCTCAGGCCCGCGCTCGCCCACAATCGCCGGCCCGCCGCGGAAGTTCTCCACGCCAGACGTAAAGCCGGGAATGTACGTCGTTGGCATCGGTGGCGGTGCGGGCAGACCGCCAATCCTCCCACTCATGCCCGTATGTTGCGCCAACCAGTCGTTAAACTCGGCCGTCGCCTTCGCCTGCTCCAAGAGCGCCACGCTCGTTTCGATGTACGCCCGCCGCATCTCCGCAAACGAGCGCACCACAACCGATGCCGCCCCAGTCGCCCCTTGCGCGAGATGGTCGTAGCTGATCGTGCCGACGAGCGCCATGCCCTCAAACGCTTTACCGGCTTCTGTCGCGCTCGCCGCCGCAGTCGTGTTCGCTGACGCCATCTCGCCCGCGCCGGCCGCCATCAGCTTGGCCGTCTCCGCGTCGAAGGCGGCCTGCTCCGCGAAGAACGCCGCTTCCTCCGTGAGCGCCTTCAGCGGGTCGAGGTTGAGCCCGACCTGCTGCCCCACGCTGGCGAAGTCATCGCTCAGGCCAGCCGTTGCCGACCGCACGAGCTGCTGCATCCGGACCAGATCCGCGAGTTGCGCCGTGAGCGTGCCGCCGGCCGCTTGGAACTTCAGTGCGGCCTCCGTCGCCCGGTCAAACATCGCCACGGTCGGCGTGCTAGTCGCCAAGAGCGACGACCAGACGTCATCGAGCAGTGCGATCTCACCAGTCAGATTTGGCCCGGCGATCTGCTGACGGAGTTTTTCGAAGGCGGCAATGTTCTCTATGACTGGCTTGGTCAGTTCCTCCGTCACGCGCTTCAGTTCGCTCTCTGACATCGTGAGCGCCTTCGCTTGGCCGGATGCCGTGTCGAATATTCCCCCAGCCGATGCCACAGTGGGAATGAACTTCCGATAGACCGCTCCGAGATTATCAAGCTCGTGATTCTGTTCCTTGAAGGCCCCGGCCGTCAGGGCCAACACGTTCGCAGCAGCAACCTTAGCCCTAAGATAGAACGCCTCCCAGGAGTCTCCCGCATCGTCTAACGCCTTAACTGTCTCCTCGGCCATTAAGGGTGTCGCAACCGCCAACGCATCAATGTCCGCCTTAAAGGTCGGCAACAACTGCGCACCAGAACGGCCAAAGAGATCTCTCGCTATTCTTGTCTGTTCCAGTGAACTCGGAATTTTACTAATAGCATCAGCAATGAGAGTGAACATTTCATACGGATTCGCCGCCAGCAATTCATTAAGGTTCAGGCGCAACGCGCGTACTGCCCCAACCGCAGACTTGTCTCCACTTGCAAGCCGATCCATGAGCATACTGACCGCATCCGTGATCTGCGTCAGCGAGTTACCCGACTGCGTCGCGATGAAGCCCAGTTGCTGAACTTCCGTGGTCGTGATGCCGAGCTGAGCCGCAGCACGGGTCGTCTCATCCCCCATGCGGATCAGTTCTCGGGTGAACGCGAGCAGCGATCCGATCGAGAACGCCGCGAGAATCTTCGGGCCGATGAACGACACCAGATCACCGAGCACGGACGATTCCTTGCCCGCGCCTTTCGTCGCCGCCGCCAGATCCGTCAAGGCTTTCGGCGCTTGCTGGCCGAGTGCCTGATACTTCGCGATAGCCTCGGTGACAGTGGCGTTGACGCGCGCCTGCTCGCGCGCCGTCAGCGTGGACGCCCCGCCCACGCGCGCGACGGCCTCGGCCATGAGCGTGGCTTGCTGGATCGTCTTGGTCCCGCTCAGACTATTCGCCATACGGGTCAGCGAGCTTTCAACCTTGCCGGCGCCCGTCTCGAATGAGCGCAGCGAGACCTCCGCCTTCTGGACGGCGCTGTAAAAATCAGAAAAGTCCGCACTAAAGCGAGCCGAGACAGCCACAGGTTTATTCGTCCTTTCGGCTCAACATCTCGATCAGCGCGCCGTACACGTCCACCGGCAACTCACCGACCCACTCGTACCGCCAGCCCATCGCCCTAGCCACACGCAGATCGCTCTCTACGGTGTCGCGCCACTCAGGACGTTTTTTCTCATCGCCCGCGCCTTCTCGACGCCGTCTTCGTACGCGTCAATCGCCGCGATCAGCTCGGCAAAGGTCTCCGTGTCCAGCCCATTGATCGCGCCTTCGCTGACAGGCACGGGTGCCCCGGCCGCATCCACGAACGACCAGCCGACGATGTAGGCGACGAGCTTCGTCAGCCCGACCTGAGCCGGGTCGAGCGCGAACCGCACATCACCGGCATGAACATCCTTCGTCATGCCAGCGAACACTGCCCGCTGCTCGCCCGCGTTCAGTTCTTTCTTGACATCGATGAACGCCCCATCGACCTCAGCTTCGGCCAGATTCGCTGTCAATGCCGGCAACATAGCCACTTCGTCTTTCGTGGCCTTTCCAGCAGCGATCTGTTCTTCAAGCTTGCGTACGCGACTACGATGAACATCGACGAGATAGAGCCGGACGGTCTCCGGCTGGACGAATCGACACCGCCCCATACACTCACCCCCGTGGGCCAAGCACCGCCGTGAGCGATGCGCCCTCCATCTGCAACGTCTCGACTCGCCACGTCCACGCCCCGCCGTCATACGGCGCCGTGAACGTCAGGGGCCGTTGCGAGACCCCAAAGGCATCGTGCCTCACCACCGTCGCCGTCAAGATGCGCGCGCCGGCCTCGTGCGCCAGCGTCCAGTCGCGGAGGTCCGCCACCGTGCGATAGCCCCAGCGCACTGACCCCGCGACACCCGACATCGTGATCGACGACGGCATAGCCTAAGGCTTCCTGCTCCATGTGCCATTGGCCACGAACGAGCCCGACACTGTGACCGCGCCCTTGACATCCGTCGCAATCGACGCGCTCACCCACGCTGGCCCGTAGTGGTACACCGTCGGACACAGCGAACTCGGGTAGAGGTAGAGCTTGATCCCATCCGACGACTCGGCGGCATCGAACAGCGCGTCCGCGCCCGAGTCGAAGTACCCGGCGATCGTGCCCTTGATGTCCGGCAACCCCTGGACGTACACCTTGTTGGTGTCACCGAAGGCCGTCACTTCGACGGTATCGGTGGCTCGGTCCAGGGTCCACGAACTCAGCGAGATCATCACGACGGCCACGCCGGTCCCGTCCGGGCTGCCGTAGATGACCGATTTCCCACCGTGATAAGGTGCCCGCGACATGTGTGACTCCTACGCTGCCTGTGATTGCAGCAGTGTCTCTAAGTCTCCGATGACACGGGCCGCACGTTCGACCCATGACGACTCGGCCACACAGGCCGGAAGCTGTGCCGCAATCCTGGCCCGACCATCTGGGTCGGCCAGCCAGCGCCGAATGAGCGCCGATGCTTCAAACGCCGTCGAGAACGTCGGCACGAGATCGCCGAAGATTTCCGTCACTTCTGCCCGCGCCGTGGACAGATGAAACGCCCCACAGCGCGCCAGTTCATACGCCCGAGGGTTCAGGCTCTCGGCTTCCCCAGCTGCGATCCGCGGCGCCTGCCGGCCCCAGCCTTTCGACGTGCGGTAGAGGTTGAGCCCGATCTTCGCCCGGCGATAGAGCGCGGCCGTGGCCGCGTTGTCCGTCACACCGCCAACCAGAAACCGATGCAACCGATGACGCTTCGTCAATCCCTGCCACGAGCCGTACAGCCCGAGGTCGATCCCCGTCCAGTCAATCGAAGTCAGCCAGTCGATCCGGTCCTGAAAGCCTGATCCCACGAACACGACATCATGCGCGCGCACGAGATCATCGCCCGGCTGTGGGCCTTCCCGATGGCGCTCGGGATGCCACGCATGGGGCAGATAGCCCGCCCGCGAATTGACCGCGCGGAACGCTTCGACAGAGGACCGCTCATTCGTCCAGCACCCATCGACCATCTTGGCGACCTCGAGCTCCTTCGCCTGGTCATACGGCGACTCAGTAAACAGGATCGCCACGCGCAGTCCGGCCCGCGTCATCAGCGTGATCACGTCGGGATGCAGGAACATGGCCGACACGACGAGGACCACGTCCACCTGATGTCGGAGTCCGCGCTCGAGGGCCCCGACGCCCGCCTGATAGAACACGTCGGCATGGTTCGGTTTCTCGATCGCTGGGTTAACCTTCTTCGTGCGCCGCCAGTTGTAGTAGAGCCAGCGCGACGAACGGTCGATCCGCACGTCGAGGTTGTAGTCCACGATCTCGACGCCGTGATGCGCGAGTCCGTAGCGCAGGCCGGCGGAAACGTCCGCGGTGGACCATGACGCGCCAGGGTGGATCAACAATGCGCGCAACTAGACCTCCGGCTTTCTCGCGTCCAAACCGCATTGATAGAAAGCCCCCACCGGAATCCTCGGATCGCGGTAGCGGTCAATCTCACCAGTGACCACGAAGCCCGCCGCTTCCATCGCCCGCCCCAGCGTGCCAAGGTCAAACGCCCACAGGTGTGGCGATTCGTCGCTCGGGTCGGCCGTGTGGTAGAGAAACAGCGCGCACACGTCGTCAAGGTCCGCGATCGCGTGATAGGTGTTGACGGGATACTCCACGCAATCGAGCGCCCCGGCCAGCCACCGCGTCATGACTTCGCGCGTGTCCGGCACGACGATCCCCAACCGCCCGCCCGGCGTGAGGCAGCGGAAACACTCGGCCAGAAACTCGCGGCCATCCTCGCGCGTCAGATGCTCCAGGAAATGCCCAGCATAGATGTCATCCAGCGAGTCATCGTCGAACGGCAGCGGCGGCACGGCCTGATACACGTCCGCGATGGCGCGCGGGTCGGCGTCGAGGTTCTGCCAGTAGAGCAAAGGAAACTGCCCACACCCAACATTCAGCCGGCGGCTGGCCTTCGCCTGCTCGACCGGATCAAGCGTGTCGGGACGCTGCATCAGCCTCATAGCTGCGAACCACTTCGTACCGTCCCATAAGTTCCATCGTGAACCCATGAGCGAGATATTCGGAATCTTTGCAAAAACACCGGCATTGCACCTTTTTACCAAGAATCGAGATAGAGGTGTGCCAGACCCCATCGCACTCGACAACATGGTTGTGACCGCGATAGATGATGTTCATGACGTGGGCGCCACCACCACCTGATACATCCCTCCGCGATGCTGCCAGCGAATGTCCTGATCCACGGAATCGACCTCGGTATAGCGCACGCGCTCCGTCCGCCGCGTCAGTAAGTGCCCGTAGCCAGTGATCGTCAGCGCCACATCTTGCAGCAGCGTGTCGATCCGCGCCGCCGCCGTTTTCACGGTCGCGCCGCTCGTGCTCCGGTCCACCGCCTTGATCAGATAGGTGAACGTTTCCCACACCCGCCCGTCGAACACGTAGTCATCCTCATGGGCCATCTGCGAGACGATCACGAACTTCGTTTCTCCGCTCGCGCTGATGTCCATGAACACGCCATCGGTCATGAGCGCCATCAGGGTCGCATCCCCAGAGAGTTTCGTCACGACCGCCGCGTCCACGTCGGAACTATCGGACATCGCCCGTCACCTGGAAGCCCTCACGCCGGAGCATCGCCATCAGCTCGTCGTACATCTGCCGCCGACGCCGAATCGCAACAGGGACCACGGTCGGCTTGCCGGGCACGCGGTTTCTTCCGCCGAGCTTGAGCTGCTTTGTCATGTGCCCGTACTCATACAGATGCGCGTGTGGAGCTGTGCTCCTCACGCGATACGCAACACCGAAAGTCCCGGCTTCGTCTTTCCTAACTTTGACGCCATCTTTGAGATTGCCCGTCACGGTCGGATACTTATCCACAACCTCGCGCGCCGCCGTGTTCGCCGCATTCGCCACGATGCCGTCCGCTTCGTCACGCAGATGGGCCGGCAGATTCCTGAGTTCCGCCTTGAATTCCGCCAGCCCTTCCCACGTCACCCGGTTCGGCATCAGCTCACCTGCTCCGTACACGCCAGCCGCAGGATCTCGTTGCGCTCCTCGACGTTCTGAATCCCCACGACATTCAGCACCCGCCCCAGAAACAGCACCCGCGTTTTCGTCGTCACGCCATCCAGATAGCGCACCGTCACGACATGACTGGCGTCCGAGCTCACCGCGTTCGCCACCAGCCGCTCGAGGCTGCGCTGCGTGGCCGGTTCAATCGCCGCGTAGACCACGCCGAGCAGCGCCCACGTCGTCGTATACCCGCCCTCGCCGTCCGCCGTTGTCGTCGGCGTTTCGAGCCGCACCTGATGCCGCAGTGACCCGATGTCCATCAGAAGCTCTTGAACGGCCACCAGAGGGACACAACCCCTTGCGGCAATTCGCTCATGCTGACCGGCGTGACCGCTTGCCGATGCTCGTGCCAGTGGCCGATTAGCAGCTTCATCCCGGCTTTGATCCCCGCCGGCACCGACGCCGCCGCCCCATAGCCCGCGATAAACTGCACCGTCACCGCGTTCGGAATATCCTGCGTCGAGGGGTAGCTCTCCCCGTAGATCGGCTCAATCTGCCCAGGCCCCGCCCACGCCCCGGCGGGCGCGCTCACGCTGTACAGCCCTTCGGTCCACGTCTGCGCGTCTCCGGCTGTGTCGGTATACGTGATGACCAGACCCGTCGCCGTCGTCGTGGAAATGAGCGGCGGCTTCGGCAGCACAATCGGTCCGACAGGAAAGTCGTCGAGCTTGAGCTGCCACGTCTGCGTGACCAGCGCCCGATGGGTGAACGTCTCCGCGTGCTCGCGTGCGGCCGTCAGCCAGGACGTCAGCTCAGGATCGGCGGTCGTATTCGTGGACGGGACCGCTGCGCCAAGACTCGCGTCCGCGATGTTGTCCGTATACGTCGTGGTGGTGTTGTCGGCCAGCGTGGCGAGCAAGAGATACGTCGAGCCGCCCGCCTCTGTTCGGTACAGCTTGCGAGACGTGACTGCCGATCCGCCCAGCGGAATCGCCGACAGCGACACCTTGCCGTGAGTTGCCAGGATGGTCGTGACAGAGGCCGAGATCGTGCCCCCGTCCGTCTCACCGTCTACCGTCACAAACGTGGCACGATAGCGATGCGCGCCGGCCGTGACCAGTCCCGCCACGGCCGACAACGCCACGGTGATCACCCCAGGCGCGGGCTCACCAGCAGACGAACTGAGACGCAGGTGGGATTTGACCTCTGCGATCGTAAGCGGCTCTGTCGCCGGACCCGTGACCAACGAAAGCGACATCGGTCATCATCCCTCTAGGAAGAACGGTTCGAGCTGCGCGAGGTCGTGCGCCGAAAGGGTATTCCCCTGATCCTTCTCGAGCACGTCGAGCAGTGCCGCGAGCTTCATGTCACACGGTTTGAGGTCTGAATCCGTCTCAAGCATCGCCACAAACTCAGAGACAAACGCGGCGTATTCCGGCGTGCCCGACTTTAGGCTGACGTCCTCGCCTTCCTTCGCGCCAGCAGCCTCACGGATCAACTTGCCCCGCTGTTGCTCGATCACGTCATACTCGGCCTGGACCAGCTTGGCGTACTTCAGCACCCGATAGGCCGTGTGCGGAGGCATTCGCAGGGCTGCCAACCGTGCCCATGCCTCACGAGAACTGAACATCACCGCCAGGGTCATGCTCGATCACTTCCCTTTGCAGAGACGGACCAGCTAGAACGTCTCCGCCGCATAGACTGGGATATAACCCGGTGTGGTCCCGATCATCACCTTGATGGCGTGACTGGTATTCCCAGCCGGTTCCGCCGCAACCACCTTGACCGCGTGGGCGTAGGTGTCAGACGCATCCTTGAATCGAAGCGCCACCAGCGCATCCTCGATATGCAGCGCCTCAGCCCAGGTAATACCGGTGCCAGCCTTGCGACAGACGAACGCGGCGAACACTCCACCACTCGTCACGGAGACGGTTGTGGCAATGTTCACGGACAGAACGCCACCCAACACGCCCGTAGCTCCGATGGTGATGGTGGCGCCGCCGATACGTCCGATCACTCCGGCGCACCCCAC